GTCCGATTCGTCACGTTATGACGCCTATCCAGTAGGATAACTGGACCATTGGGTCTAGCGAACCACGCCACAATGGAAATTGCTATGGACATGTCAAAGTCCATGTTACATGGTGGGTTGACATCCACAGTCAGCTGACACTGGCTGGTCACCACAGCTGGCACCACCTGACCCGCTTAGGAGGTGTTTCATGCACTTGCATGCGAGAGCCGGGATCGATGATCTCGGACCCTATCTCAGCCGAGGTAACGAAGATCGCGTTGCCAAAGCGCTCGCTTCGCTCAGCAAGGCTGTCGAGATGGTCGCCGTCGATTATTCGATGGAGAGAGCGCTCGGAGACTTGTCATCTGGGCTAGTACCAGAAAGGGATAATCGGAGTGTCACCGACCCTGAATGGGTGGAGAAAGGGATCGCCGCCTACGGCTGTCCTATTCACACCATCACTGGTGCAACAGCAGCAACCACAACAGACAGAGACGGACCCGTTTACACTGTCAGTGGACACGGACCCTGCTCATGTCGAACCACCACCACAGGTCAAATTCCTGGAGCCAGAAGATCTCGAAGAGAACGAGGTGCTGGTAACAAATCGCTCGGGAAGTCGACGAGTGAAAGTGAACCAGGAGATGTCCGGCTTCGACATGTACTTGATGTCGTTGGCGAACTTGACCGGGGAACTCCATTGGCCGATGGAACGGTACATCGTCAAGGCAGAGCCGCGGATAATACACGACCCTTCGAAACCGGCGCCTACTCAGGAGCCATTCGTGCGGTCTATGACACTGCAGGTTCTAAAACGCGAGGGAAGCTCCCTCTCAGCGTGGATGAAGTTGTGGCGTCGCATATTCTGCGTAACTCTTACGCTGGGGCTCCTTTCTTTCGTCGTAATGAGTTGGTCTTGGATGCCGGGACACGACTTGCTACGCGGATTATTCACGATGGCCGGGGTTTTGACCCCTATGTATTTGGCCGTCGCGTTCAGCCTGGGAATGCTGGTCCAAAAACTAGGCTCGTATGGATGGCGCCGCTCGCTACGACTATTGCGGGCACGCGTTACAGTAAACGAGTCCTGGAAGCGCTCAAGAGACGTAGACCCTTCGTTTGGGGACTTCGAGGACATGAGCAGGGCGCGATCATCAGCGAGATCGAGTCGAGGTTTCGGTACGTCTACTCGTTAGATTTCTCGAAATTTGATTCGACAGTTCCCGCTCGCATGATTGATGATGCTTTCCGTGTGGCGCGGACTCATCTTGATCTTGACGAGAAAGAGCTGGGTGTGTGGAGAAGGTATGTTAACGATTTCATCCACTCACGAATTATTGCTCCAAATGGACGGGTCTATCAAAAGCACAAGGGGATTCCTAGTGGTAGTGCTTTCACTTCCATTATCGGATCAATTGTTAATTTGATTCTCGTCTCGTACATGTGGGAGAAAGTGACGGGTCACAGCCTTGCACATGACCGCGTGCTGGTGATGGGTGATGACATCATCGTGGGTTCGAACTCGAGAGTTACTCTTTCTCAGCTCGCCTCCGCCGCCAGTGATTTGGGGTTCGTCCTTAGCGTTGAGAAATCAACGATTACGGACAAGTCACTTGAGTCCAAGAGCTACGACGACAATCGTACGCATTTCTTGGGACATTGGTGGGTCCACAGCCAACCGCACAGGCCAGAACGTGAGCTCATCCAACGGATGGTTTACCCTGAGCGGCATAGGAGTAGATCACCAGGCGAACATCTCATTCGTCTGATTGGCTACGCCAGTACTTCAGTTGAAGGGCGAAGAATACTCGTCAAAGTGTACCCGCACGCTGACGTGATACAATCGTTCTTTAGGGTTGCGGACGCACTGACCGAGTCAGGATGGAACGATGACGCTGCAATTGCCGATGTTGACCTACCTGGTCAATTGAGACAGAAGCGCC